AACTTGGCAGTCGATCTATAAGTTACCGCCGAAATGGTTTGAACAATTTGGTGCTGTCGTTGGTGATGAATGCCACGGGTTCAAATCTAAGTCTCTGACCACTATTATGGATAAGTGTAAAGAGGCTGAATACCGTTGGGGTACAACCGGTACACTCGATGGTTCGCAGACTCACGAGCTCGTACTTCAAGGACTTTTTGGAAAGATATATAATGTAACCACGACAAAAAAGCTCCAGGATGAAGACACATTATCAAAGTTAAATATCACTATACTATTACTAAAACATCCTGAAGAAGTTCGTAAAAACTGGGGAAAACAAGATTACCAATCCGAACTAGACTACATTGTTCGAAATGATTCTCGTAATAAGCTTATTAGCAATCTTGCTTTGGACTTGAATGGAAATACCTTAGTACTATTCAACTTCGTCGATAAGCACGGTAAGCCGTTGTACGACCTAATCAAGGATAAGGCTCATGAGAATCGGAAAGTGTTTTTCGTATCAGGCGATACGGACACGAGTGATCGTGAAGCTATCCGTAAGATCGTAGAGACCCAGAAAAATGCGATTATCGTGGCGTCACTTGGTACTTTCTCTACTGGTATTAACATCCGCAATCTCCACAACATTATCTTTGCCTCCCCGAGTAAATCACAGATTAAAGTATTACAGTCAATCGGAAGAGGATTAAGAAAATCGGATGATGGAAGTACTACTCAACTGTTCGATATTGCTGATGACCTAAACTGGAAGAAAAAAGCTAACTTTACTTTAAGACACTCTGCCGAACGTGTAAAAATATATACGAAGGAAGAATTCAAATTTAAAATTGTACAGGTGGAATTAGAATGAATGAACAGAATTTTAGGCAATTTAAATTAAGCACCGGTGACGAAATCGTATGTGAAGTACTACAGTATCCTATGGATGACGATGATGCTACGATCATAGTGCGTAACGTATATAAGATTGCAATGCTAACAAATCTAAATGGTGATAATAATAGATACTACCACTTTAGACCTTGGATGGTTTACCAAGACAAAAAAGAACTCAGTCAAGATATCAATCTAAATCACATTGTTGCAGAAGCTACCCCTACGAAAGAACTCCTTGCTCATTACTTTAAGATTACTCTTGAAGACGAATCTGAATCAGATATAGAAGATATCCTAAAGAAGCTTGGCGATATTGCAACAGAACCAGATCTTCCAGGAGGTGACAGTGATACGAATCTCATTGCCTTCCCGGGTAACAGAAGAATGCACTGAGTATAGTAACCCCTTCCATATAGTACTATATTATTATACCGAGATTTCGAAATTTGTAAATCCCCTATTTTAATTATTTTTAGGGTTTACAAGCTTAACTGAATGACTTACAATACATTATATCCAGTGGGAGTTATTATGTCAAAAACTAAACGTGAAGGTATCCACTATGTGAACAACCGAGAATTCTCTCAGGCTGTTGTGGATTATTGTGTACAAGTCTCCGAAGCAAAATCACAGGGCAAACCAGTTCCTAGAGTTCCAAGTTATATCGGTGAATGCTTCCTAAAGATTGCTGAAGGACTATCCCATAAGTCTAACTTCATACGATATACCTATCGTGAAGAGATGGTAATGGATGCAGTCGAGAATTGTCTACGTGCAATTGAAAACTATAATGTTGAAGCTGCCACTCGCACGGGCGCGCCGAACGCTTTCGCGTACTTTACCCAAATCTCTTGGTATGCATTCCTTCGTCGTATTACAAAGGAAAAGAAGCAACAAGAAGTAAAGATGAAATATCTTTCCCAGTCTGGATTAGAAGATTATATTGTATCCGGTGACCTAGATCCTGCATCAAAGCAGGCTGTTCAAAGCTTTATTGATACGCTTAAAGATCGTATTGATAAGGTAAAAGAAAAGGATACAGAGATTAAAGAGTTTGCTCGCGAAGAAAAGATTCGCGTTAAAAGAGCACACACTATTATTGTAGATTCTGATTTAACGGACTTTTTTGAAGAATGAAATTTGCAATCCTGAACGATACCCATGCAGGTATTCGTAACTCGTCGGAGATCTTTCTAGACAATGCTGAAAAATTCTACAGTACTGTGTTCTTTCCCTACCTGGAAGAACATGATATTAGACACATCTTGCATCTTGGTGACTTCTTTGACAACCGGAAATTTATTAACTTTAGGGCCTTACATCGTCAACGGAAAATGTTTCTTTCAGAGCTCAGAGCTCGACAAATTACCATGGACATTATTTGCGGGAATCATGACACCTACTACAAGAACACTAACGATCTAAACAGTCTAAAAGAACTTCTTGGTCACTACATGGATGAGGTCAATATCATTCATGAGCCGACAGAGATTCAATATGGCGATGTAACGTTTGGTCTTGTACCATGGATTGCTCCCGATAATGAAGAACAATCCCTAGAATTCCTTAGAACAACCAAAGCTACCCATATTGGTGGCCACTTCGAGTTAAACGGATTTGAAGTGATGAAAGGTGTGGAGATGACACATGGAATGGAAACTGGGATTTTCGACAGATTTGACGCAGTCTACAGCGGACATTACCACACTAAATCTTCCAAGAACAACATTCACTATCTTGGAACCCAACTGGAATTCTTCTGGAACGATGCCCACGATCCAAAGCAGTTCCACGTCTTCGATACCGAGACAAAGCAGATAACTGCTGTACGCAATCCACATACACTATTCAAACGTATCTACTATGATGATTCCCAAACCGATTATCTTCAGTATGATCTAAGCGATGTAGAAGGAAAGTTCATTAAAATAGTTGTAATGAACAAGTCTGACCTATTTACATTCGACCGTTTTATTGATAAAATACAATCATGCAAGATCCATGAGCTAAAGATCGCTGAGAACTTTAATGAGTTCGTTGGTGAGAACGTAGAGGATGAAGAGATCTTGCTGGAAGATACGAATAGCCTCTTGAATAGTTATGTCGATGCTGTAGATACTGATCTGGATAAAGATCGTATTAAGACCCAGATGCTGACATTAATGCAGGAAGCCCAAACACTGGAAATATCATGATTCTTTTTCGGTCACTGAAGTGGAAAAACTTTCTATCCACCGGTAACAATTGGACTGAGGTAGATTTTCTAACTCATAAAACTACCCTCGTGGTTGGTCATAACGGTGCAGGTAAATCAACGATGCTTGACGCATTGTCATTTGCCTTGTTTGGTAAACCGCACCGTAACATTAATAAGCCACAACTAGTTAATTCGATTAATAACAAAGACTGTCTAGTTGAGGTAATATTCTCTGTATCAGGTTCTACCTTTAAGATCATTCGTGGTCTGAAGCCTCAGATCTTTGAGATTTATAAGAACAATATCCTGATTAACCAAGAAGCTCATAATAAAGAATACCAGAAAGTATTAGAACAAAACATCTTAAAGCTTACACACAAAAGCTTCCATCAGATTGTTGTTCTTGGTTCTTCATCATTTATTCCTTTTATGCAACTGACCTCTCAGCATCGTAGGGAAGTGATCGAAGATCTGTTGGATATCAACATTTTCTCTAAGATGAATCAGCTTCTGAAGGAAAAGAATTCTGTTCTGAAGGATAAGGTAAGAGAAGTCGATTATAAGATTGAGGTGATCAAAAATAAGATTGATACCCAAAAGAAATATATCGGTGATATTAATCGTATTAATAAAGATCTGAAAGAACAAAAAGAGTTCAATATCTCCTCTCTGAAGACCGAGATTAGTCAGTTGGTCCAAGAGAATGACGGTCTTATTCTTAAGATCGATCAACAGAGTGGCATCTGGCCTACGAAGATCGACAAAGGTCAGAAGAAGCAAACCCAATTGATTACCTATCAGAGCCAATTTAAAACTGATATTAAGACTCTGGTAAAGGAAGCACGGTTCTTTGAAGAGAACTGCACCTGTCCTACTTGCAGTCAGAATATCGAAGAAGAGTTAAAGACTGATAAGCTAAAGAAAGCTTCAGCAAAAGCAAAGGATCTGCAAGCTGCACTAATCAAGCTTGAAGAAGAGTTGAACGAAACGAATCAATCATTAAAGTCAGCTCAAGAGATGATGGACCAGGTTCGTGAATGGCAACAGAAAGCAAATGGCAACAGCCAGACTATGCGACGACTGGAACAGCAAGTTGATGCACTCTTCGATGAGATTAGTAACCTAACAGATACGAGCAGTGATATCTCTGTTGCCAAGACTGATCTGGAATCGTTTATGAACGAAAAAGATTCTCTTATGGAAGAGCGTCTAAAGCATAACGAACAGTACCAGTACAATTCTGTGATTGCAGAGATGCTGAAAGATACTGGCATTAAGACCAAAATCGTGAAACAATATCTGCCAGTTATCAACAAGTTGGTAAATCAGTATTTACAAGTGCTCGATTTTTTTGTACACTTCAATCTCGATGAATCTTTCACTGAGTCTATCCGGTCCAGACATAGAGACTCATTCTCTTATGCCTCGTTCTCTGAAGGTGAAAAGCAACGTATTGACTTGGCGCTACTCTTTACTTGGCGTCAGGTGGCTAAGATGAAGAACTCTGTCTCAACCAATCTTTTGATCTTGGATGAAACATTTGATTCTTCTTTGGACTATGAGGGTGTAGATAACCTAATGAAGATCATATATAGTCTAGACGACAGCACTAACGTGTACGTCATTTCCCACAAAGGCGACATACTAGATGGTAAGTTCGAGAATAAAATCGAATTTATGAAAGAGAAAAATTTTAGTAAGATCAAATGAAATACGGTGTAATAAAAAATCTTATATCTGAAGACCTAAGAAATCAGATGATTGATAGAATGGATCTTTTTAAAGATCATGCTATGTATATGAAGGAAGAGGACGATACGAAAGGTCTTAAACGTCCAGCATATTATGGATTATTTAATTCTATACAGTTGCATATACTTCCTGAAGTGGAAAAGTATTTTAAAGTAGAATTAGTACCAACATACAATTATTCCAGAATATATCAGAACGGTTCAACCTTATTAAGACACACTGATCGAAAAGCGTGCGAATGTAGTATTACCGTAAATCTATATCAGGAAAATGGTTCCTGGCCAATATGGATGGAATATGATAATAACCGTAGTGAAATAAATCTAGAACCTGGAGATGCAGCTTGGTACAAAGGATGTGAGGTATTACACTGGCGAGAAGAAAATACAAAAGGAAAAATTTATCAAACCTTCATGCATTATGTTGATAAGAATGGAAAATATTCTGACAGAATATATGACGAAAACCCCAAAAGGTGGTTCAATGAGTTAAACCACCCTATGTATCAATTCGATTTTTAATATTTACAATCCAATCCTTATATGATATGATGATGTATACTATGCAAACTAAAGGACCTTATTATGAAACTAACTGAATCTACTATGCAAGTTCTTAAGAACTTTGCCTCGATTAACCCCAACATCGTTGTTGAAGGTGGTAAGACACTTCGGACTATCTCCGAAGGTAAAAATGTCTTCGGTAAAGCAACACTTGATGTTGAATTCCCTGTTCGCTTTGGCATTTATGATTTGAATGAATTCCTTAGTGTATTGGGTTTGGTTGATGAACCTTCTCTTATCTTCCAAGATACACATGTGGTCGTAAACGATTCTACTGGCCTATCGAAGGTAAAATACTTCTTTACCGATACCGAATATCTTACCACTTCGAATAAAGATATCGTCATGCCTACCTCAGAGATTAAGTTCACAATTACGAACGACACCCTGAACAAAGTGAAACGTGCAGCATCAGCTCTCGGTCACTCTGTTGTAGCTATCCGCCCTAACAATGGTTCGGTCAGTCTTACTATTCTTGATAGTGGTAACCCCACTTCGAATACCTTTACTATCGATGTCGATGGTACATATGAATCTGATAAGTTTGATCTTATCATGAATATCTCTAACCTTAAACTTCTTCCCGGTGATTATCAGGTCGAGATTTCTTCCCGTCTGATTTCACATTTTATTAACAAAACCAATGGCGTAGAATATTGGCTCGCCTTGGAAAAATCTTCTAATTATGGAGCATAATAATGGCAACTAAAGTAGCTGAA